GCGCAGTAGTTGTTTCGTTATCGGCAGCGCGAACATACATCGCTGCATCTTCATCGCCAAGGAACTTTGCACGTAGAGTGTTTTCAAGGTACTTAGCCTTGGTAAACTCTAAACGTGGCTTGGCATAGATTGGTGCTGTAACTGTTGGGCGCGAAGCTTCCACCGCAGGGGCTTCAACCTCAGGCGCAACGGCTACGGCGTTTGTTGTGTCTTCCACAACGGCCTCGCTTTCGTTTTGGGTTGTTGTTTCTTTTGCAGCATCATCTTCAGATGCAGCAACGCTCAAAACTTCCGCGCTCTTAAACGCAGCAGCTTGAACAAGACTTGTTTCTTCCATTTTACTTTTTAGTACACGATATACGCCATTTTCGCGCTTGCCATCAATGACTTCAACGCCAACTGATAGGCCGCTACGTAGTTGCTCAGATGCTTCAATTAGTGCATCTGTTCCGCGTGTCGTGTTGCTAATTTTAAATGTTGCGTACATGCCATCTTCATCTTCACGATAAGAAATCATGCGACCAATTGGCTTTTTTGCATCATGCTCTAGCAAAAGCTTTGGCTTAGGGTTTTCTGGAATCTCAATAGATCCTTTTTCAAATACAACCTTGCCAGCAGATGTCTGCCCAATCTCACCATCAAAAGGCACAATTTTGCCAGAGATGGTGCGCTCACTAATTGAGCATTCTAAATCGCTAGTAAATGTTAGGTGCATTTTCATTTCCATTCGGTGATAGGTTTTCCATTTCCATGGCTTGTTCTACTGTAATTAAACCAAGTGATAGTAGCTTTTCAATTACAGTTAATCTTTCTATTGCATTTACTGCTAGGAAAGCATCCTCTACATCAAACTTAACGATGTTAGTTGATGCTGTAATGTCATTCATGCTTAGTCGGCCTTCAATGGCATGCAAGTAAGGCGCTAGAGATAGAGAAACAAACTGCCTACGCTCATCTTGAACGTTGGCATATGTCATGCTGTTATTCATATCTGCGCTAATGTAATATGCAGGCACATTCATCAAACGTGCTACTTGCGTACTCATGTTTTGTATTAGGTCAACGTAGCCCATGTCTTTAGGACTAAAACTAGTCGGCACGTAATCTAAAGTGCTAGTCAGATAGGCTGTTGCGCGCTGTGATCGTGCCGACTTCCATGATGCCAAAATTGCTTGGACTTCTTCCTGTGATAAATCTGCACCGGTGTTCTTAATAACACCTGAAGGCATTGGGGTTGCAGTTGCAACGCTTGTTGATTTATCTAAATCAATTGCAGCTCTTAATGTTCTTGCGCCACGTGCTAACACACCTTCATCTAATCCTTGGAATGTAATTAATGAGCCAAGGCCAGACATTGGCACTTCTTTACCATCAATGTAATAGCGTGTTATGTATTGGCTTACAGGATCATTATCAAATGAAACGCGACCTGGTGCAATCCATTCAAATCTTGCTGGCCTGCCATCATCAAAGTAAGTTTCAGTTACGCGCCAATATGCAACGCCAAAAAATAATAGTGAATCTACTGTCCAAGCTAATGTTACAGATATTGGTTGCGCTGTAGCTGGTTGCTCTAGCCATAATGGCTTGCCTAGTTTTTCGCCTGTGCTTTTTTTGTATAAGCAAAGTGGGAACGTTGCGATTGTTCCAGCAATAAGGTTTCTGCACCTAGCAACTGAAGGTACGCTGATAGCTTCTTCTCTGCCTACTGGATTAAATGCTAATGGTAAAAAATAATTAAAAGAATCCGTCATTAACGGCGGTGCAAGTTGCGCCTCTATTTTTGCAGGGCGAAAACGATCTAGTAGACCCATCGTTTAATGATAGCACACAAAACGGACATATCTAGCATTTTAGACATAGATTTGCGGCTTGCTTTGTGGCTTTAACAATTGATGCACGACCATGGCTAATGAGATGGCAGCTGACACATCCCCAGCCGACTTACGGCGCACGATACGCCAACCGGCATCCGATTCCTTAGCCGCGCAGTTATTCATGCTATCTACTAAGGTTTGCTGGCCTGCATGAACAATCCTAGCGTTAACTATGCTGTCATATAGATCAGAGCAAGCCTGATAGAACACAGTTCCAGACATATCCTGTATTTTGTGGCCTGATTGGCTTAACCGCTCAGCTACGCTCATGGTGGCGTACTTATCAAAGCAAATCATCCTTGGTTTGTATTGCTTAGCCCATTCATTGACTTCAATAGCCATTTTAAGTTCATCTATGGCTACTTGGCTTTCAAATTGAGCTATAACGCCTACGCCTACCTTGCCATCATCCATAATCTGACCAGCAACTAGGCTTGCCATCTTTTTATTAACCGATATGTCCATGCCAAATATAGTCAGCCTGCCTGGCTCTAGTTTTAGCTCAGCGAAACCTAAATCCTCAAATGCTTGATGTGGCCATGGCGATTTAAGCGCACTAATCCACATGCAAAGGGTTTCGGTGCGTGTAGCTTCAACGCTAGATGTGGCTATTGCTTCTTCAATGGTTGATTCATCAATTAAGTAGCCCAATGCTGGGTTAGCCTGATACCAGGCGCTCTTATCGGTTATCTTGGCAAAATCATCAGCGCTATATTCCCAATACCCCATTGTAGGCGGTGGATATGACAATGCTTTAGATCGTAAGTCATTTAATACGCTTGAATAGGCATCCCCTGCGTTACTAGTCATAAATATCTGACTATTTGGCCTTGCCCTAGTAATAGGCTTAGCAGCTGTCCATGAATCTTCATCTATCTCACGTAACTCATCAATGTATAGCAAATCCGCGGTCTTACCACGGCTACCATCTCTTGTTGCCGCGACTATCTCATATCTAGCCCCATTAAGAAGCTCTACTGATTCCTGACCATTGGCCACGCGGATTTGCTTTACCTGAGCCATCAACATTGGGTTATCCTCAATAACCTCAACTACCTTGCGAAAAGTATCTAAGGCCATACCCCTGTTAGATGACATAGCCACTATATTCTTTTCATCAAAAACAAACAACCCTGCCAATATGCGTATACGTGCTAGATGTGTCTTTCCATTCTGCCGCGCTACTAAAAGCAACGATGTCTTTCTACGCCATTTACCAGCCTTATCTACTGCCAGCAAATCCTTAAGCACATATTCCTGCCAAGGCAGCAGCGTAAGGTTTAGATCATCAAGAAACTTCTTGACCTCAGGTAGCCTGGACTTTCCTTTTAGCGGCGCATTCTGCAAGCGCGGCTTGGTTGCCCCTTTAAGTGCCTTCTTCAATTAGCCCCCGGCTGACCTGGACTAATAAAGGGAGAATCTGCATCAATGTGGATTGATGTATGTCCGTTTTGAACTGATTTGGATTGATTTGAACCTTTTGGAGAGTTATTGAAGCGAAAGGCAGGGGGGGTAGAACGTTGTGCTAAAAAAACGCTTTGGTCTTGATCCTTCTTCTGAATATTGCATCGTCTACACGCACTAGTGCAATTATCCAATGTATCTTCCCCACCCTTGACCTTTGCAACAATATGATCAACTTCAGTAGCCACATCACCACAGTAAGTACACGTATAACCATCTCGCCTTAGCACCTGCAATCTCAGCTTCTTCCAATGTGATGTAGCTCTGTATGGCTTTAGAGCCATGCTTCATCCTTATCACAACAATCATAACACCAAGGCTCATAATCTCTTTCCTTAGCCCATATTGTTTCTGATTCATCACTCATAACGTTGCACTTACTGCATTTGATTAGTGCCATCCCTTAGCCTTCCAATGATTATATGCTTTACACGCACATCCATCATATCTATGTTTAATGTACTTTAGATGTACATCTATCTGCTTATATGGATCTAGTGTGCCATACCACTTAGAGCGCATTTGTGCTAGTCCCCAATGCGAATGGTTGCGAGCTTTATAATTCCATCTACTCTCATGATGTATAAGCCAGTTATAGCATTCAAACTGCTTCCATTCCATTTGATTATAAGCATATAACTTAACATTCATAATATGATAGCTGCGCTTATCAGCAGCGTTTGTTTGTATTGTTTGCAGCGGCAGTAGTGCAATTGCTAATCCAGCAATAAACATAGCTCTGGCGATTGCTGGCTTGCCGTGCAAGCTGCCTTTCAGGCTTGCTGGCATGCCTAGCATACCGATGATGTCAAATATAGTCTTTATTTGTGCGTAACCTTGGGCGTGTTGCATGCCTCGCAGTAATCTCTTTTTCCATATATCCATAGTCCACATCCTTTGCAACGATGTATTAGATTAGGTTCAGTAGCCACTTGCCTGCAATAAATATACTAAGTCAGCCAAGGTGAGAACAGCAACGTATTGCTCAACGGATTTCTCACCCTGACCATTTAGACGTAGAACACCCACGCCCATCCCTTTGTTTGCCTTGCGATCATGAAGTTGGCGCATAAGCCCAGACAAATCTAAGTTTGTCCTAGCCTTGATTTCAATGTCCAGGCCATCAATTCCGGTGATGTCTGAGCCATCTCTACCAGCTCCAACCGGTAGTGCATGCTTCCAGCCTTGAGCTTGCAGATATTCTGCTACAATACGCTGCGTTGCATAGCCTCGGTGCTTGCGACTTTGATTACTCACTTAGTTAGTCCTAACTTGGCATGTGTGGCATTTGCAAGGTTTTGCAGACCCAGCCGTTATTGGCTCATTGCAATTGTCGCACACGTCAAGTAGTTTATCCATCACTAACACATAATCACCCCACTAACAATTCTTCATCTTCAGGCCTAAATGACCAAGTGCCATCTTTGCCCAGCATCATCCAAATTGCTTTGCATTGCTCAGCTTTTTGCCTCATAGGAAGGCTGCAACCCCAACCACGATAAGCACCATTTTTGCCAGTACCTTCACGCAAGACACGAGCGCCATGCTTACACATTGGAATAGGGTGGGCAGATAGCTTCTCAGTAACAAGAGCAACTGCATTCTCAAATGCGGGCTCATAGTCAGCCGGTGGCTCAATCGTTGTATCCCAGACGATTTCAGTTTCTTTGTTGTTAGCATCTAAGAACTCCTTGTGTTCTTTTGTGCGTACACGTATGGGTTTAGGGCTTGCCTCAACGTCATTAACCCTTGCCATTTCCAAAGAGCTTGGGCGCTTTCCTTTAGCAGATAATCCGAGATTTGCCAAGCATCTTCCAATGCTAGAGCTCTCGCAATTTTCAAGCCAAAAAGCAGCATCCACACCACGATCCTTGCGAGCACCACGCGCATAACCCACAGCGGAAGGAGCAGTATCAAGATAGGTGCGGTATGCGTATGCCTTAAAGATGACAATTCCTTTTTCTTCTTCATTTGAAACCATTTCTGTAATAATTGCTCCATCTGGATTTGCTTCATAAAACTTATGTATCCTCGTATCTACATCTTCATAGTTTTCTAAATTAAACATCTAGGGTTTCTCCTTTTGCATAGTCAATTTGTTCCTTCAAAGTCCAAGTGCTGCCATCTGGCCATTCTTGAACTTCATTGGCACAAGATTGGCAGTAATGCCTGACAATCAGCTTGCCATATCGCTTACTTGTAATTTGCCATACAGCTTGCTTTTGTCCAAGTAAACTGCTAGTGCCATATCGGCCTTTGCAGTAATCACACCAAGTTCCCTTAGGTGATCTAGAAAGCATTAAGATCATTCCAATCTTTGACCGCGAGTTCTCCGGCAATGGCGAAGTAGGCAACGGCATCCACCCAAGAATCGTGATTTGATTTAGTTTCCATAATTCTTGCGAGCTTGACCAATGCCATACAGATTGCAATGTCCATCGGCTCAATAGGTCGCTCAAAATATGATTCCCAGAGCTTTGCCGTTCGTAGCATTGTGTGGTCGTAATGACCATGCGTTGACCCTCTATTAATGATCGTGTCGTTAGCATTAGTCAAAATGTCTTTCGCTCGCAACTGATTTCCCTCGCCTGTACCCATCTGCCCAGCCTTCCTTATATCCTTTTTCCTTAATGAATACACCGATTGTGTATGCACCTAAAACAAATAAAAAGCAATAGAGTGCTAACTCAACTAAACGAATATCATTCAACATCTGCGCTCACCCCATGTACATCAAGAAAATAGGCAGCAAGAACAGCGCGACTTATTCTGCCGCGTTGTTGGCTCATGCCTAGTTTCTTTTTAGCGAAATCACGTATAAATGAAGCTCGCACAAAGTGCTTGCCATCGGTATACGCACCCGATTTACGATCATATCTAATCGTCATGCCCTAAACCCCTTTCAAATAGGATTTCAAATCCTATTTTGAAGGGTCTATATGCTATTTGTCAATATACGACACGCCGTCAAAGTTATCCATGTGATCATCAATAGTCCTATGAATTGGGAATATATCCTCAACCATATCGCTTGCCTTCAACCAGGAAGCTGCCGTCTTTTTCTATTGGTATCGCTACTGGCTGGACACGCTTTCTGTCTATGTAAATCAACCCAAAGCCTTGCTGCCAATTCATCGTTCCACGGGTGTAATGCGCCTTTGTAATGTCCATTAAGTGTCCGACCTCAAAGCCCGTAAGAACGCCCGTTAAAACGCCACCAGAGGCCGTAGAATAGGATGATATGCCCTGCCTATGGGTATGGCCACAGACAACGCTCTTACCATGCCTTTTAGCAGCTTCTAAAGCTGTAAGACCGCCATGTGGCTTGGTGCTTTGCTCATCGCCATGAACCATTACCCATTCATTATGGAACTGGTATGGCTTGGTATGGTACGTGATGCCTAAATCATCTAGGTGTAGAAACTTCTCTATGGTCAATTCAGGCAGACCAATGAGCCCAGGCAGGCGCTTACTTAGTGAGTTGTAGAGCCTTGCTCCGTGATTGCTTCGGCTGAGATGTCGTACTTGAAGTTCGGCGAGAACGCGCACAGTTTCGTCACGATCTCTACCAATGCTTCCTGACCACTCATCCCTACCGGTTGACCAGCGGCTAATTGTTTGGAAGTCAATCTCATCGCCCACACATAGAACGTCATCAGGTTTGTATTTCCTGATGAACTGTGCGACATTCTTAACTGCTTTCTTATCGTGAAAAGGTACTTGTAGATCGGATATGACTACAATTCGCTTAATCGTCATCCTCATCTTCATCTTCGTATGGAGAATGATCAGGATTATTTATTACCCAATCGGGTAAACGCAGCTGTTCTTCAATGTACCAGCGCGCCCTATCTTCACCATATCCAGCACGAACTAAAGCCTCAAAACATTCAACAATAGATGCAGCCCAAATATCTATGGGTAGCAGAATGTCAGCCTTTGTTCTACGCGCAGCGGCTTCTTTCCGCTTACGCTTAGCGGCTTGTTCGCTTTTTGATATTTTTCTTGCGCTCATGAGTAAGCAATTCTAAGACCATTGATTCAAGTTTATCTATGCGCGACACGATGTTTGATGCCTCAAGTATTGCTGGCACTTCATGTCTAATAATGTATCTAAGACCGCCGACAATAAGGGCGCAGCACGATAGTGTGGCAGCTACAAAGCCTGCCCATTCAGCCGGGCTCAACGCCGACCAAATGCCGTATCGTTAGGGTTAAGCCATCTCAGTATTACTGGAAGGCTTGCTACTAACGCTGCATTTACAATTGCAGGTGCATCCCAGCCCACCGCTAAATAGGTTGCTATTCCTGCGGCCAAAAAGCTTCTTGCCCAACTTGCTGCTACTGCCTTTGCTTGCTCCATTTAGGGGCTCTCCTGTCAATATAGGGATTTGAAACATACTGCCATCTGAATCGCCCTTAGCAGTAAAGCTAACATGGATGTGTGTCTTATGTGGATTTATGCCTGTGTATTTTCTCCACTTATAGTTTTTCTTCCAACTGGCAATTTTGCTGTTGAAGATGATGTAGCTGATTCTCTTATCAGATCTGGCAAGTAGCCGTAATTGATCTGCCAAATCAAATGCTTCGGCTGGGTTAGTTTGCAAATTAGAGTTAATGTCAATGGCACGTACAATGCCTTCAGCAGTTGGATTGTGATCGGACTTACGCGCTGCATGACGTTGATCACCGAGCCACCCTTCTGGTGCAACTCTACTTCTATCTGGCCACGCATCATCTATTTGATTTCTTAATTGCTGACCAGCTTTGCATAGTTTAGGCATATTAGTTATTTAGCACAATCCCTCAAGATTATGCTAGAGCCCTAGGGCAGCCTTGAGATCAGGCAGGCTCAAGCCAACACTAGCCAATTTATCTTCAATAGTTACCTCAGGTGCAACAGTTGTGCCATTGTGAGCAGCAACTACGGCTGCTGCCTTTGCTTCATCTGCTGGCTTTATATCTAGCCATAAATTATCTTCGCCATCTATAAAAGGTGGCTTATTGCAGGCAACGCCATTGGCAGCAAGTTCATTAAGTAATTCTGTGCCGTTAAGATTTGTCGGTTTATTAAACTTAATCACTTTATGCTCCTAAGTATTGGCAGGCAAACCAGCCGTAAGCAGGTGGCCCAACATTTTTGTAGGCGTTAAGACTACCGCCACTATTTTGCAAGGTAACAAACTCTACATAATCGGTTGCTACTAAATCCAAAATTGCATTGATATTAATTGCAGTAAAATTAGTGCCATCACCTTTATTAAACTCACTTTGAATTAACTCACTACCATTTTTAAATAATTTAGCAATTCTTACACCCGTGGCGTTTGCTGCATACATAGTAGCGCCAATAAATAAATACTTACCGCCTTTGCCAGAAGGTATAGTAATTCGCGAAGTATTAGAAGAAGTGCTATGAAAGCCGTCAGTATCAAAATCTTCAGTATCCCAAGTCAAAGCAGTATTAGTGCCGTTAGCAATACTTTGAGTTATATTTGAATCTTTTAATGAGCAACCAACAAAACTGGCAGCACCTGAAGCCGCACCCCACTCTGGAGCAGTTGCACCAGAATTGACTTTGAGAACTTGGCCTGCTGTTCCAATGCCTAATCTTGCAACTGTATCGGCTGCTGTTCCGTAAAGTATATCGCCAGCAGTAGTAATAAGATCAGTAGAGCTATTAGTAATAACTGGTATCGGGCCAGTACCACTTGCTACTGATATACCTACACCAGCTTGAACTTCAGTTATATCACCAGTACCGCTAACGCCTACCCACGCTGATCCATTGTAAACTTCAACAGCATTGGTATCTTGCAAATAAGACACCATACCTTCAGCTAATACGCTGGTAAGCGCGCTAGTGCGAGCAGCAGCATTAGCAAACACCATAACTGTTTGCTCATTTAAATAGGTATTAACCTGAGCTGCTGTTAAGACATCACCTGTCTGAAACAGCTTATATCCTGCGCCTGCCATATTTCTCCTTAGTAGCTCAGACTATCTGAGCCTAGTATACCTGATACATCTGAATCTAGGACAAACCCTGCCAATAAAGGTTCCGTGGTGTATAGCGTAGTCATCCAGGATGACTTTGTTATATCGTGATGGATGGCATTTACCAGGCTTGATTGCACTACGCTGGATGAGCCAGGGGTACTCTTAGTAACTGTCACCCCATCTAGTAATTCTATATCTATGCCTGCTAAAGGCTTATTGGGGTTAACATCATCATAGAGATTAAGCTGAATGCTATCTATGCGTATCTCAGGGTCTTTGCGTGTGGCTAGGATGCCTTGAGCCTGATTTAAAGCCTCTGCATCTGTCTGTACCAATATGCCTGAGCGTGTGCCTGAATGAAGGAAGAACTTATCAATTGAAGCCTGGTCAAAGGCATTCTGAGCTGTACCGCCTAGGCGTGTGATAGTTACATCATTAATCAGCGTAGTATCGTCTAACGCTACTACTGCATTGGTGTAGGAGATGTCCACGCCTTGATCACTAAACTCATAGACCGGGAAGGCTGGGTTAGAGATTAGGTTGTTACGGCTTACAAAATCTACCTTGCCATTGGCATCAACAAAGATGCCCCCAAACTCGCTTTGCTCTACTGTAAATAAGGCTTCTAAGGCATCTCTGGCGGTTCCTGGGTCTGCCTGTAGGGTGGAATCACCAGTATCTATATTTCGTAGGCTTATAGGCCATTCTATCTCGTCTAGGATGGCATTTACGCGAGCGCCTGAGAGTTGCACCCCTGAGCCTGCTACTGTGTCTATGGCTGAGCCTGCCAGCAGTTTAAAGCCATCTACGCATTTGAGACTAACTGTGCTTAGTTCATCATTGCCTTGCCTAAAGCCAGTATCGTAATTGGTAATGAATCCTGAAAACAAGAAGTAGTCATTGCTCGCATAAGTAGCAAATATGATTATCTGCCTCAATGGTACTAAGTTTGGATAGTAGGCGCTATTAGGGTTAGTTGGATTCCAATCGCCATTCTGATCATAAAGAACTACGTTAGCGGTTCCAGCCTCAAACTTAGATGTGATGCGGTTACGACCCCTGCGAATGTTTATCTTTGTTACTAGGTTTGTTATCTCAACTGGTAATGTGCCAGAGCCAAGCGTATTAGTGCCTAGGATACCTTCAGTAAGGCTATCTAAGATAAGTGGGTTAATTTCAAATGCGGTATCGCTATCAAAGTCAACAAACACTCTTACTGTAGGTGCTGGCATTAGATAGCTATGCTGCTAAACAGCAAGCCCTTTCCAGTTTTCTGATAAGTGTATTGAATGTCGGTTATTGTTTCAGCTAAATCCTCAGCGGATATAACATTGCCTTCTACATTAACATTTATTGTTATCGGGTTTCCTTCAGAATCTAAACCTAATTTAGCAAATAAAGCATCTAAAGCAGCAGCGTTGGCTTCATTTTCAATGGCTGCTAAAGCTGCTGCTGCCTCTGCGGCTGCTAGGGCTGCTTCAGATTCAGCAAGTAAAGCTTCTGCATTATCAGCAACAGCTTCAGCTCTTATTGCAACTGCTACAGCGTGTGCCAATGTGCCAGGTTTTTCTTTGTCTTCAGGCCATCCAGTACTTGTCATTCCCGTATTTTGATTAGCCACTTGACCATTAATGTAAACGTTATTGGCGTTTACATCCATTCGGTCTAGCTTGGTAACTGTCATCTTGTCTTGATCTAGGCGTAAACCCTTTTCAGCAAATAGGGTTTCAATAGGTATTTTGATTTTAAGTGTCTTAAGCAATTCCTGAATGCGTGTAATTGTGCCAGGCCAATCAGCAAACGGATCTCCAACCATTTCATCTAGGCTATCTAATAGCAATGCCAACTCAGCAGCAGCAGCCTCAGCTTTAATTAACTGACCTTCAAGAATGATGGCTCGCTTTACATCCTCATCAAGAATGGCTTGCATTAGCTCTAAGCGCAGGCGTTCTACGTCATTAATCTGACCGCCTAATGCAGCGGCAATCTGAATACGATCTATTTCAAACCGCTTATTGATTTCATCAATAATCTTGGATTCTGTATTTTGCTTTTTCTTTTCAGCAGTAATTTTCTTTTCATTGTTTAATTTTTCTATGGCTGTTCGCTTTTCAGCTTTTGTTAATGCGTTTTGCGCTCTTAGCCTAGCCCTGTTTTGCTCTGCTTCTTTTCTTGCTTGCTGACCAGCTAACCTAGCACTTGCTGAATCCATAGTAGGAACTAGCTCACCGGTAACTATAAAGCCAGCGCCTCGCACCAAACCTTCAAACAAAGCCATCACAGCTTTAGCTGCTGGGCTATCTACAATGCCCCTAAAAGTATCTTCTGCATCTTTACCAAACTCAACTACTGCTGCGCTCAAAGTACCTAGTGCTTTACCTAGGTTTATGATGCCTTCTTGCAATTCCTCAATGCTGACATCGGCATCTTCAAGTCCAGATACTAAACCTTCTCCAAATGCTTCTTTGGCTTGCTCAACTGCTGCGGCAAGTCTTTGCATCTTGCCTGCAAAGGTATCTGTTGCTTTACCTGCTGCGCCATCAAACCTAGTCTGTAGATCCTCTAATACCTCATCAAACTTCTTGCCTTTAAGCTCAGCTGTAGTGTAGCCAATGCGTAAACGTGCTAGGGCTGTTGTTTCGCCTTTGTATGCTCGTTGTAAGGCATTGCTTACTGTCTGTAAATCTTTGCCAGTTCCAAGGCTAACATCTAAAGCAGTTGTTAAAATCTTTTGTGCTGTGCTTGCATCACCTGTAGCCTGAGATAGGCTGATAAATGCATTAGTTAACTTATCGCCTGCAACGCCGGTAGCCAATTCTAACTTGCCTATAAAATCATTAATAAATGGTGAAGCAAATCCTAGGTTGACCGCGTTTAACTGTGTGGCTAGTAATTGCGCTTCTTTTGTGCTATCGCTAAACGCCTGTACAGAAGCCTTGCCAAACTGTACAAC